TTTTTTTTACATATTAATTCTTTCTCGCTAGTACATAATAATTTATTATTATTTATTTGAATATCTGGAATTTTATTACATCTACCAGTTTTTTTATTACATATTTTATTCTTTTTTTTACATATTAATTCTTTCTCGCTAGTACATAATAATTTATTATTATTTATTTGAATATCTGGAATTTTATTACATCTACCAGTTTTTTTATTACATATTTTATTCTTTTTTTTACATATTATTTCCTTCTCACTAGAACATTCTACCATTTTCTATTAATATATAATATTTTAAAGATATTTTATATATGTAATAATATATTTTTATAAAAATATTCTACTAATGTTTCCCATCTATAGTGTGTTAAAATATGTTTTCTACTTTTAATACCATGTTCTTTTACTAATTCTGGATTTGTAAAATATTTCCAAAATGCTTCAGCATATTCATCTGCTGATGTTAGTTCTGCTTTACCACCAATGCCCATAGATTTACAATCTAAATATATAGAAACCGTTGGTTTTATTAATAATGAATATTCATCTGATAAAAATTCTCTCATACCACCAACATATGATGATATTTGAGGTTTACCTAATCCAGCACCTTCAAAACCACATAATCCAAATCCTTCGCCGTCAGCAGTATTTAAACCAACATCACATGCATTATATAATAAATTAATTTCTCTATCTGATAATTGTTGTGGACTATCAACACTATAAATTGTTTTTTTAGCATATTCAATAGGAACATTTGTAAATTTTATTTCATTCTCTAATAAATCCATTAAATCCCAGTATCCATTGATTGATGTACCAATAACTAATTTTATATTTCTTTTAATATTATTATTATCAGTATTATTGATAATATTTTCGTTATAATGTTTTTCAATAAATTTACACCATGCTATAATAGTAGTATCCCATCTTTTTCTAGGTTGATTTCTATTTAAATTTAAAATCAAAAAATCATCTAATGGTAATTTAAAATATAATCTTGCAATATCCATATCAATTGGATAATATAATTTTTCATCAAAACCATGAGGAAAATAAAACATTTTATTTTTTTTAATACCTAATTTTATAGCAATATCTTGCCAATAAGGCGTGAACGTAATAATACCATCAAAAAAAGAATTTAGTAAATTAATATAATCTTTTTTTTGATATGGATAAACTTGATCTATATATGATACTAATTTAAAATTTTTTTTTTCATCCCAACATTCTTTAACAATTGTCTGTGTTAATGCTGTTGTAATAATATTATCATTAAAAATTATAATTACATCTTGCGGATGTTTTTTTAAATAAGTTCCTATTTCTTTTTCTCCAAAACCATTTCTTTTTGGATTTTCATTTGCCATAGCATCATATAGAATAATTTTATCTGATATATCTTTTCTTATATTTGATCCTTTAGTATTATTAACATTTTGAAATCCATATATTGTTAATTCTATATCATCATATTTTTCCATATGTTTACATATATAATATACAACTTTAGAATAACCATTACTTGTACCAATTGGATATGTACCACATAACATTACTCTTTTTTTATTATTTTTTGATTTATACCACCAATTATTATTTAATATATTTTCATTTTCTTTATTATTTAATATATTTTGATTTTCTTTATTATTTTCTTCTAATGAATATTGTCCAACAATAATTGTGTTATTGAATAATTGATTCATACTTATTTAATATTTTAATTTACTAACTTCTTATATATTATATAATTTAAAATAGTTTGATATTTTAATAAATCCATCTAAAATTAAATTATCAATATCATCATTATTAAATTCTAAATCAACATTTTGACTATTAATTTCAAATGGTATAAAATCTCTTATTGGAGAATCTTCTATTACAAGTATATTTGCATTATCTTTATTAATATATTTTATAAATGTAGTTTCTGCTAATTTTATAAATAATATTTCAAATATTCTTTTATTAAAATCTGTAAAATTAATATTATCATTCTCTATATTTTTTATATAATAATTTGATGATATTTTAATTACTATGCCCAATATATTATCTTTATGTACATTTTCAAATATATTTAATGGAAAATTATTTGTTAATAAACCATCAACATAATATTCATTATTTATTTTAACTGGTATTACTAAATATGGTATTGCCATAGAAGCACATGTTGCATCAAAAATACTAACATTTGGATAATTATCAGTCGAAAATATAATATTTTCACCTGTATTTATATTTGTTGTACTAATATATAAATTTTTACCAAATTTTTTCGATAATTCTACAAATGTAATATCATTTATATTATATTTTTTATTAATGTATTTTCTTAATTTATTTAATATTAAATTTAAATCTAATATACCATTATAAATAAATATATTACCCAAATTATTATTATTAATTGTGATATTCTTGTCACATATAATTTCTTTTATAATATTTTCTAAATCAATTATATCTATATTTAAACAAAATGCTAAAGCAAAAAAAGATCCTATTGAATTACCTGCAACATATTTTACATTTTTTAATTTATTTTCAATATATAAATATCTTAATACACCTAACATACATACACCATATAATCCACCTCCGGATATTGCAAGATGTGAATAATCAGTCATAATTTATATTATTTTAATAATTCTTAAGTTATTATATTTTTTAACTAGTATTATTAATTTTTATTTCTAATTCTACAAAATTTGATTTTTTTGCCTTATCTTCTGAAAAAAAATCTTTTAAATTATTATTTATATATATCTTACCATTACTTAATAATAAATATCCATTTAGACCATTTTTATTGATAACTAAATCTTTTATAAAATAATTACCTATATTTATTTTTTCTAAATATCTTTTTTTTCCTACAATATCGAAATGCGATATATATAAATTATTTATAATTAAATATATTGATCTAAGATAACCTATTTTATAAACTAGAATTTTTGATACTAAATAATTTGGTAATTCTATTTTTTGCTTTAAATCAGGACATGGAAACATCGCATTACATTTGATATTATATTTATCAAATGGATTTGATCTTTTTATTTCTTCTAATTTTTTATTTGATGTTTTATCATATGTATATTCAAAAAATGATTTATTAGTACCAAATATTACACCTGATTTTTTAATTCCTTCTGCTACTCCTATTGAAGTTATATCATTATTAGTTTCTAATATTTCATAAAAATTCCATATTAAATTGCCATATTCATCTTCATAATTATCAAGATTTTTATCAGATTCTTTATATTGATATTTCCATCTAGCTTTATCTCTATCTTCTTCTTTTTTATTAATATATCTAGGTTCCTGTTCTTTTTTTATTTTTCCTACTTTAATTTTCTCGTTATTAATTGCTACAATTATTATATTACCATCTGGCGTACATGCTATTGAATTTATATTTTTATTTTTTACATTTGGATCATTAATTATTTTAAATTTGTATATACCATCATAATTATTTATATAATTATCTATTCCCTTACATTCATTAATACAACCTATAGTATCACTTGATATTAAACCTTCATTATTATTAATTAATATACCGTTATTCGTAGATATATATATATAATTATAATCTTCGGAGTGAATTAAATCATGTCCTTTTAAAGTACTTATATGATTCCAAAAATCACCATTATTTGTACTTAGAAATATATTTTTTTCAGTTCCGAATAATATTATTTTAAATTTATTTTTTCTAACTTCTAATAAATAAATTTTAGACCATTTATTATTTTTTGGCAGTTCTTTTTTTATCCAATTTTTTCCATAATCATGTGATATATACATTAAATTTTTATTATTACTGAAACCAATTATTGTTGATCCATTTTTTTGAGAACAAGATATACCATCTATTATTATTTCAGTATCTTCATTTTTTATTTCATTTTTATCTACTTCATTATTTTGTGCTTTTTCTATTTCTTTTTTCTTTTTATTTATTTTTTCTACTGTTTTTATTATATTTTCATTACTATATTCTTGATCTATTAATTCATTTTCATATTTGGTTAAATTATTATTATTTGTATAATTTTTTTCATTATTTTTTTCTATTATATTATCATCATCATTTTCATCATAATTATAATTATTATCATTATCATTATCATTATCATTATCATTATCATTATCATTATCATTTGAATTTAGATTATTCTCAATATATATTGGTTCGGAATAAGAATATTCTTTAATATCAGATGGATATGTGCGAATATTATTTAAATTATTATTTTTTACTTTCCTTCTAACTTCTCTTTCATAATATATATATTCATTTTTTAATACTATAAAATTTTCACGATTATAATAATAGTCATAAAATAAAACTATTAATATTGATAAGAATATAAATATAATCAATGCAATATAATAATAATCCATTATTAATTAATCTCTAATTAATAATATTTTTTAATTATTTATAATCTTAATATAGTAGATAGATATTACTTTAAATGTTAAAAATTAATAAACAAGCATTATGTATTAGAAAAGTTTCTAATTTTTCTAAACAAGAAAAAAATCATAAAATAGATAAAGATAATTTTGATTTAAAAGATTTTAATAAAAATTTAGAAGATATTTCACCAAAAGCAATTGCATTATTGAATAATATTGAAAAATTAGATAAAGCGGATATGATTAATCATAAAAAAAAATTCAAACATGTTATATATACAGATATTAAAGATTCATCTGCGGGTTCAAAAATGATAGCGGCTAGTATGATGACAAAAGGATTTACAAATATATATGATAAAAATTTAAAAATAGATGATAATAAAATATCAAAAAATTATAATAATAATTTTGCACTTTTATGTAGTGTTCAGATATATAATAAACCTTTTCCTGTTAAATTAAAAAATAATATAATATCAAAATATAATGAACGACCGGATAATATATATGGTAAAAATATTAGATTTATTATAATAGATTCAGGTTATAAAGAAGGCATTGATTTATTTGATGTTAAATATATTCATATATTTGAACCATTAATAACTAATTCAGATGAAAAACAAGTTATTGGTAGAGGTACTCGTTTTTGCGGTCAAAAAGGTTTAGTATTTGAAGCCAATTTAGGATGGCCTTTACATGTATATAAATATAATTCTAATATTCATTCTACAATTGATCCGATAGGTGACACAAATGTTCATGAGATGTTTATGTATTATAGTGGTATTGATATATCTAAATTATTATTTTCACCAGAATTAGAAAATATAAGTAAGTATGGTGCAATTGATTATGAATTAAATAAAAATATACATAATTTTGGAGATAAATCATTAAGTAATAATAAAAATATTTATACAAAATATAAAAATACTTTATCAAATTCATTTCATTTAGCAAATAAAGTTAAAGATCCTTTATTAATTAATAAAAAATCAAATGGTGGTGGTATTAAAGGTAAAAAAAAAAGGGGTTTAAATATAAATTTGGAAAAATCACCAAATAAAATATTAAATTTTGTAAAAATGCGTAAATATATAAGTGAAAGATTTAGTAAATATAAATGGGATTCTATTGTTTTTAAAAATAATTGTGTAACTAATGATGATAATAATAAATTTTATGTTAGTAAAAAATATAAATCAGTTGGTGGAAATAAAATAATAAAAAAAACAGAAAAAACTTGTACTTGTACAGAAAAAGAAGTAGAAAATGATATAATAGTAGATAAGGAAAAAGATAATAATGTTGTAGATAAAGAAATAAATGGTAATAATGGTACGGATGGTACAGATGGTACAGATGGTATGGATGGTACGGATAGTAATAATTTAATAAATGGTGGAAAATCATTACCTTTGCCATTAAAAAATGCACCACCATCAATAGCACCAAAAGATGAAAGATTAATAACATTAACTCCAACACAGGAATTTGTATCAAAATATTTTAATAGTTCTTCGGCATATAAAGGATTATTATTATGGCATAGTGTAGGTACTGGTAAAACATGTTCTGCTATAGCTACGGCGACAAAAGGTTTTGAAGAACATGATTATACAATATTATGGGTAACAAAACATACATTAAAAGCTGATATATGGAAAAATATGTTTAAACAAGTCTGTTCTAGTGTAATTAGAAGAAAAATAATAAAAGGAGAGAATGTTCCTAAAGATATAAAAAAGAATTATTTAAAATATTTATCAAATAAATGGATAATGCCAATAAGTTATAAACAATTTTCTAATATGTTATCTGAAAAAAATAAAATTTATAAATTAATGACAAAGATTAATGGTAAAGTTGATCCTTTAAAAAAAACACTTGTTATTATTGATGAAGCTCATAAATTATATTCACCTGATATAAGTGCGGCAGAAAGACCTAATATCGAAATAATGAATAATAAAATCAAGTCATCTTATAAACTATCTGGAAAAGATAGTGTTAAATTATTATTAATGACTGCTACGCCATATACAAGTGATCCAATGCATTTAATTAAATTAATAAATTTAATGAAAGAAGATGATCTAATACCAGATGATTTTGATGAATTTTCTTCAAAATATTTAAATAAAGAAGATAGTACATTTACAGAAAAAGGTGCAGAAAAATATCTAAATAGCATTAGTGGATATATATCATATTTAAATAGAGAAAAAGATGCCAGAAATTTTGCATATCCAGTATTTCATAATATAAATGTTAATGTAACAGAACAAAATAAAGATATAATTGAATTAAAAGAAAATATTGAAAATGAAACTAATATATTAAATCAAAATACAGAAGAATTAGAAACGACAGATTTAAAGGATAAAGAAGGAAAAAAACTATTAAAAAATAATATCAAAGATAATAAATTAAAAATTAAAAATTATAAAAAAGAATTAAAAAAATTACTTGAAAAGGATAATAGTCAAATTACATTAATTAATAGGTGCGTAATTAATAAATAGGTGCGTTTTAAAAAAAAAATAGTAATATAATATAGAACACAGAAAAATGTTATCTCGTGGTGGTAGTAAATATCCTTTATTGACAGGTGGTAGAGTGAGAAGAAAAAGAGGTGGCGCAAGCGTACATTTAACTTATGAAGATCAAAAATTTGTTTGTCATCCAGAAGATGTAGGCGTGACACCTCTACCTTCCCCGCCCGACCTGCCTACAACATCAGATTCGACAGTTGTAGAGAATTTAAAAAAAATGTTAGAAGAAAATAGTGCTTCTACCGAAGCTTCTTCAGAAATTGCATCAGAAGAAGTAACTCCTGATGTAAATGAACAACAACAAGACGGTGGTGGAAGAAGAAGAAAAAAAACTAAAAAAGTAACTACTAAAGCGAAACCAAAAACCAAAAAAACCAAACCAAAAAGAAAAAAAAGCGGAGGAACAAGTGGTTGTGCATTAAAAGTTGAAGGTGGAGCAAAAAAGAAAAAAGTAGTAAAAAAAGAAAAAAAAGAAAAGAAAGTAGTAAAAAAAAGTAGAAAAGGATTATATATGGAATATTTAGATAAAAAATATAGTAAAGATCAATTAATGAAAATATGTAAAAAATTAGGTATTAAAATAACAGTAAGAAAAAATGGTAATATTAAACCAATAAAAAAAGAAACTCTCATAAAAAAAATAACAGTATTAAAATTCAATAAATAAAAAGACTATATTATAGAAAGATATCAAATGAATCCACAAGAAATGATTGGAATGACTGGTGGTGGAAATTGTAAAAATAATAATAAATTAGAAAAATGTAATATAAAAACATTACGCGAATATGCAAAAAAATTAAAAATTAAAATAACACATAATAAAAAATATTTATCCAAAGAAAAATTAATAAAAAAAATAAAAAATAAAAAATAAAAAATAATTATATTATTTTTCTCTTAGTATTAATATTAAATAATTTATTATCAATACTATTTTTTATTTCATTATTATGTTGCTGAATCCATTTACCATTTGAATAATTATTAGGTTTAATATTGCAACTTTTTTTATGAACTTTATTACCTCTTAATATTTGTATATCTTTAACATAATCATAATTTTTAGGTTTCATAGGATCATTAATATTTTCCAATATTGATAAGAAATCTTTTTCATTATTATCATTATATTTTTTTTCTAATTCTTTAACATTAGAACATGATAATTCAAGTGATTTTTTTCTTAAATCTTCGCTATTATTATGTTGTATTGGGGTATCTGTTGAATAAGGTGGAACGATAGATGGTAATTCATTTCTATAAACAGTTTTATATTTTAAAGAACAAGTTGTTCCTAATCCTATTTTAGAAGAAACACATATTTTTTCTTGAATAATATCATAATGCAATGGTGGAACATTATTTATATTATTATAAGGAATATCATTATAAGGTATAATATTATTATTAGTATCTAAAGTATTATTCATTATAATTATCTATAATATAATTGTATTATTTTTTAGTGTATTATTTATATAAAAAAATTTATACTTTAAAAATAGAAAATATAATAATGACTTATTATAAAACATCATTTCGGAATATAAATAAAATAAAAAATCAAATTATTCCGAATAATATTGTAGTTTGTTATTATTACACTGATACATGTCCTTATTGTATTATGATTAAAGGTTTAATGAAGGAAATAACAGATTTATATAAAGATAATAAAAAAGTTATATTAATATCAATAAATAGAAACCATATGGAATATTTAAATGAAAATATGCAAATTGATCTAGTGCCTACATTTATAACTTATAAATATGGTAAAAGAATAGCGGAATTTCGAAAAAAAAGAGAATATGAAAATATAATTAATTTTATAAATAAATATGAAAATAAATAATTTTTATTTAAAGATTACGCATTATAATTAAATATATTATGAGTACTAGTACCAAAGGTGATGGTAATTCTTTTATAAATAATGTATTAGAAAGTCATAAAGAACCATCAGAAGATGAATTAACAGATTTAAAATCAATGGTTAACGATTGGTTTAAATATGATGATCAGATTAGGAAATTACAAATAGCAATTAAAGAAAGAAAAGTGCATCAAAGGGCTTTACAAGGAAAAATAGAAAAATTTATGTTCGATTATCAATATAAAGATTTAAATACACAACATGGAAAAATAAAAGCGAATGAAAGAAAAGTAAAGGTCCCAGTTAAAATGACAGAAATAAAAGAAAAAATATTAGAATTAAAACATTTATCTGGCGAAGAGTTATTAAATGAAATTTTCAATAAAGAAAATAGACCGACGGTGTTAAAAAAAAATATAAAAAGAGTTATACCATCGGTAAATTTACAAATTTAATTAATTATCGCATTCAATACATTCAAATCCCATCATTTTATCATATTCATAATTAGTAGAATAATATGTTTTTCTAATATTAAATTTATTAATATATTTTTGACAATTAATACACGGTTTTGAATATTTTAGTATATTACAATTACTAATTCTTACAACAAATAGTTCTGATTTAGATAAAATATCTTTGTTTATTTTTTTTTTAGTTGCATTATTAATTGCAACAATTTCTGCATGCATACTATAATTATTTCTAGATTGATTTGTAAAAATATTGTAACCTTTTCCAATTATATTTTTTTTATATACAATAATTGCACCATGTTTTTGAAACATATTAGACTGTTTAGCCAATTCAGCAGCAATATTTAAATAATATTGCCGACGCATATTAATATTTTCAGATAATTCAAAATCAAAATATTGAAAATAAAGTGAAGTACATATAAGTTCATTTTGTAGTGATTTTAATTCTTTTTTAATATTTTTATATTCTTCATTTGTTTTAATATTAGTAATTTTATTAATTGAGTTTTTCAGTGCAGCCCTCGAATCAATCATTATAAGAAAATTCTAAATTTTTATTAAAATTAACTTGTAATAAAAATATCATTTTTTTTATATATAATCTAAAAAATATTTAAATATAAAAAATGATAATGTATATGTGTATATATTTAATCATTAATATTATATAATTTAAATAAATGACAAGTATAAATGAAGAAGATTATTATTATGATTTAGAATTAGATGAAAAATCTATTACTTGTAAACAACCTAATTTGATATCTATTCAATTAAAACCACATCAATTAGCATGTTTAAAAAAAGCATCTATTATGGAAGGATTTGGAAATATCAAATATTATATTGACAGTTCTAAACATAATGATATATATAATACTTGTTTAAATGGAGAATATAATATTAATACAAATATTGGTATAATAGGTGATATAGTAGGTTATGGTAAAACATTAACAGCATTATCAATTGTATCTGAATGTAAATTAGAAGATATATTTATAAATAAAAAATATGAGAAAAGTTTTATTAGCAATAATAATTATTCATATTTTAGTTATTCTACAGATAATAAAATTATTAAAAAAGATACTAATATAATTAATTCCACATTAATAATAGTACCTAGAGGACCAGTTTATGTACAATGGGAAAAAACTTTAAAACAAGATACGAATTTAAAATATTTAGCAATAGATAATTTAAATTTTATTAAAAAAAATTTACCAAATCCTGAAAATATTACTAATGATATTATTTTAGATTATTTTAATAAATATGATGTTGTATTAATTAAAAATACGACATTGGATGTATTATATAAATATTATAAGGAATATAATAATTATAATTTATCAAATACACGTCATTTTAATTATTTATTAAGATGGAAAAGAGTTATGATAGATGAAGCACATGATATTGTTAAATCTATCCCTATATTACATTATTATTATTTATGGTTAATATCAGGAACTTATGAAGAATTAATTAATTCTATCAGATCACCAGGAAGTATATTATATGATATTAGATCGGTTTTTAATGATATTAAAAATATTAAATTAATGTTAATCAAATGTAAAAAAGAATTTGTAAGAAATAGTTTTAAATTACCTGTACCAGAAGAAAAATTTTATTTATGTAAAATGCCTGTACAATTTATGGCAATTAAAGGTTTAGTTTCTAATAGTATTATTGATAAATTAAATGCAAATGATATTACAGGTGCTATTAAAGAATTAGGTGGTAAAACAGAAACAGAAGATAATATGATTGAATTAGTATTAAAAGATATAAATACAGATATAGAAAATAAAAAAAAAGAAATTGATTACGTAAATATATTAGATATACCTGCTGATATGAAAACTCAAAGATTAGATAAATTAAATAATGATTTACTTAATTTAAATGAAAAATTAGAAAATCTTAAAAATAGAATTAGTGAATTATCTAATAAAACATGTGCTATATGTATGGATTTTTTAAATAATCCCATTATATTAAAATGTACTCATTCATATTGTGGTGTATGTTTAATTAATTGGATTAAAAATAATTCTAAATGTCCTGAATGTAGAAGTCTAATTAATACCGATGATATGATTGCTATTACAAATAATAAAAATGAAGTAAATACAGAACAAATTCTATTAACAAAAGTTGAAACATTGATAAGTATAATTAAAAATAAAAATACTGGTAAATTTTTGGTATTTAGTAAATATGAAACTGGTTTTAATTCAATTATTGAAAAACTCAAAGAAAATAATATAACATTTGGAGAATTAAAAGGTACTACATATCATATGATGAATATATTAGAAGATTTTAAAAATTCAAATATTAAAGTTATTTTATTAAATACATATCATGCTGGTTCTGGAATTGATATTAGTTTTGCAACAGATGTTATAATATTTCATTCAATGGGATTATATAAAAATCAAGCAGTTGGTAGAGCACAAAGAGTAGGTAGAAATGAAAAATTATTTATTCATAATTTATGTTATGAACAAGAAATGCCAAATAATTAAAATCTATATAAACATAATAACTTAAATGATAATTAGTTAAAATAATATGGAAAATACTGTAATTGATGAAAATCGTGTATTAGAAGATGATAAAAAAAAAAGAATAATTGCTCTAGCATTCCATGGAGAAAGTTTTTCTTCTAAATTTTTATTATGCTGGACAAATACTTTAAGTTATTTATGGCAATCTGGCAATTATGAATTTTTAATTGCTTGTGGTGATAATCAATCATCATATCATTCTCGTTTAAGAACATTGGGTTTAAATAATGAAATACATAAACCCTTTAATAATACTAAATATGATTATTGGATATCAATTGATAATAATATGCTTTTTACACCTCAACAAATTATTGATATGGTAGATTCATTAGATGAATATGATGTAGTTACGGGTTTATATAAATGTGATGATGCTATTAATTATAATGTAATTGAAAAATTAGATAATGATTATTTTAGTAAAAATGGATCTTTTAAATATTTAAATCAAGAAAATTTAGATAAATGGAAAAATGATTCTAAATCTAAATATATGGAAGTTGAATATACTGGATTATCTTTTTTCGGTGCAAAATCAGAAGTTTTAGAAAAAATTAATTATCCATATTTTAATGGTGATAATTTAGTAATTCAAAAAGAAGATGGTAATGTATATAATATTGTACCATCGGAAGAATATAATTTATGTAAAAATATTTTAAATGCTGGTTATAAAATAATGTTAAATACCGAATTAAGATTGGGTAATGCGGTTAAATTAGTAGTTTAATTTTTTTTTCTTTTTAAATTATAGGAAAATGAGTAGTACTATTGGAGGGGGTGTTAAAAAAGCTTATGAAGTAATAGGAAAAAAATCTATATGTGGTAAAAAACGCGTTGTATATAAAAGAGTTTCGGGCAAACCTACTAGAAAGGTTTATATGAAACACAAGGGTAAATTCTGTCAAGTTAAAAAATTTGTAGCCGCTATGATTGCTGCAGGTAAGTGGAAAAAAACCACCACTACTAAAAGAAAATCACCTAAACCATGCAAATCTAATCAACATCGTAATCCTAAAACCGGTAGATGTAATAAAAATAAGGTAAAAAAAAGTCCTAAAAAAAGAGGTCGTAAAGCTAAGGCTTAAATAAAAAAAATTAAATAATATTTTATTTTTATTAAAATTTATTAAATATAATTTATTAATTAACATAAGCATATCCTCCAGTATAGCATTTTTTTGCGTGTATGTAAATTTCTTTTGCATTAAAATCGGGATAATTATCTTTAATTAATTTTTTTTGTTCTTGGTAGAAATCATCAAAACTAACTTTTTTAGTAATTTTATTATCATTATTTGTAGATCTTTTAGGATTTCTTCTTGGTAAATTATTTGTTTTTTTAATATTAAATCCAAAACACTGTCTTTTATTTGAATTAATATTATCTTTTTCAATATTTTTTTCAATATTTTCTTTAATCATATCTTCTGTTACATTTAAAATTCTTGTTTCTAATCTTGAAAGTTCTCCTAAAATATAATAAATATAAGCATATTGAATTAGTGTAATAATTGAAAATATTACTGTAATATTTACTAATTTATTATCAAAATTAATATTGTTAAATAGTTCTAATGATTTATTATTAAATAGAATAATAGTTTTTACTAAAATATTATAATATTCTAAAATATTATTATAATCTGTAAAGTTATTGTAATTAATAAAACTCATGTTCATTATTATTATCTTAATAATAATAATATAAAGATAATCATTTTTTTTAATATATACTAGATTTTTTGTTTTTTTATAAATTTAGTTTTAATATTTATATTTAAAAAAATTAATATTATAATTACATATAATATGAAAAAATTTATAACACCATATATATATAATTATGCTAAAAAAATAATGCCAAAAATATCGGAAACAGAAGCAGCTGCACTAAATTCAGGTACTGTATCTATTGATGGTAATATTTTCAATGGTAATTTAAAAATTAAAGATTTAATTAATAAATACAATATTGAATTAAAAAACGATGAAAAAAATTTTCTTAATAATGAAACTAATAAATTATGTGAAATTTTAGATAATCATGATATTGAAACTAAACAAAATTTATCACCTTCTGTATGGAAATATATTAGAGATAATAAATTTATGGGACTTGTTATATCTAATAAATTTGACGGATTACAATTTAGTGCCCACGCGCATTCAAAAATTGTTGAAAAAATTGCATCACGTAATGGTGCAGCAGCTGTAACTGTAATGGTACCAAATTCACTTGGTCCTGGAGAATTATTATATCATTATGGAACAAAAGAACAAAAAGCATATTATCTACCTAGATTAGCTAAAGGATTAGAAATACCTTGTTTTGGTTTAACAACATCAAAATCAGGATCAGATGCAGCATCAATGTACGATGAAGGAATCGTTATAATGAGAAATAATGTATTAGGTATAAATGTTACATTTTCAAAAAGATATATTACATTAGCGCCCGTTGCATCTTTAATAGGTTTAGCATTTAAATTAAAAGATCCAAATAATTTATTAAAAAAGGGAAAGGAAGGAATAACAGTTGCACTTATATCTAATTCTACACCTGGTATTAATATTGGTAATCGTCATAATCCTTTAAATATAGGATTTATGAATGGTACAATAAGTGGTAATTCTGTGTTCATTCCAATTGATTCTGTAATTGGAGGTGAAGAAAAATGTGGTTATGGTTGGAATATGTTAATGGAATGTTTAGGTGAAGGAAGAGGTATATCATTACCCGCATTAGCAGTTGCAACATCAAAATTATGCACGTATGGTGTAGGTGGTTATGCGCGTATTAGAAAACAGTTTAATATTCCAATTGCTGAGATGGAAGGTATAAAAGAAAAATTAGCAGAAATAGCAGTTAAAAATTATCAATTAATTTCAGCACAAGCTCTTTTTAATTCTATTATTGCAAATAATGAAAAACCGCCTGTTTTGTCCGCCATTATGAAATATCAATGTACTGAATATGGTAGAATAAGTATTAATCATGGCATGGATATATTAGGTGGTGCTGCTATTTCAAAAGGACCAATGAATTATTTAGCATCAGCATATACTGCAATGCCTATAGCAATAACTGTTGAAGGTTCAAATACATTAACAAGATCATTAATAATATTTGGACAAGGATTAAATCGTTCTCATCCGCATTTATTAAATATAATTAAAACAATACAAGATGGTAATAATATAGATGAATTTCATAAAAATCTTATTAAAATTATAAAACATAGTATTTCTAATTTGAAAACATCATTATATTATTCTATTTATTTAAAATTATATAATAAAAAAAATAATAATATAACAGAATATTATCAGCATCATCTAAATAGAGTTGTTTCTAATTTTGCATTAACATCTAATATTGCATTATTAATGGGTGGTAAAATTAAAACAAATGAATATATATCTGGTAGATATGCTGATATTTTAAGTAATATTTATATGGGATATGCTTGTTTATGGTATTATGAAAAAAATAAACATATAAGTAATATTGATAAACTATTAGAATCTAGTATGAATTATCATTTTAATAATATACAAAATTCTACATATGCTATTTCTAATAATTTTCCAATACCAATAATTGGTTCATTAATTAAAATATTTACTTATCCATTTGGTGATAATTATTACCCTCAAAAAGATAAATTAACAAGTGAAGTAGCTAAATTAATATCTACACCTAATTCAGTAAGAGATTTATTAACCGAAAATATATTTATATCTAATGATGTAAATGATAGATTAAATCAAATAGGTAAAGGTATTCAAATTTCTTATGATGCAGATATTATAAGAAAAAAATTAAAAAATAATGAAGTTATTACAGAAAATGAAAAAAAAATTATATCCAAAGCAGATAAATTAGCAGATAAAATTATTCAAGTAGATTCATTTGAAAAAATTGGTGATATACATTAATTATTCTATAATTGAATTTATAAATCCTTTTAGTTTTATTTTTCAAAATTTCGCCTTTATTTGTGAAGTTCTTATATTATAAGCAGAATTTGTAGATAAAAATGCTACAGTACTCCAATCAATATTTTTAAATTTAATTAAATTCGCTTTTTTATCTTTATTAAAAACAATTCCATAACCTTTTTTATTTGGTAATTCTTCAAATTTTTCATAATATATCATATTATCTTTTCCATAACATGTAGATGGTATATAAATATCGCATTTATTAAACATTTTTACATTTCTTGTAGATGATGATGTTCCTCCATCAGATAATGAATATATTTTTAAAATTGTATCATCATTATCTTTTATTTTATATTTTATATTTTCGTGATATTTAGACCAGATTTGAAATATACATTCTATTTTTATTTTTTTACCATTAGGCTCTTCAAAATTAGAATTTAATTTTTCACTATAAATTAAATTAAATCCTTTTACTCTTTTACGAGGCACGCCTTTTCCATCACTTTCAAATAATTGTGGTAAAATAAAACATACATAATCTGCAAATTTATTTGCATGTAAAATAAATTTTAAAGCCAATTGTCCTCTTAAACCAAATGGTGGATTACCAATTACTATATATTTATTATTAATATTATTTGGTAACCAATTCAGAAAATCATGTTTTATTATTTCATCATTTTTTGGTTCTATATCTATACCTATTCTTCTATCTGATGGTAATATATTCAAAAAATTTCCATTTCCTGCAGATGGTTCAATATATATATATTCTTTTTCATTTTCATTATATTCAGTTAAAATTTCTAATAATTTATTATAACATTTTTCAGCAGTTTCTTTTGGTGTAAAAAATTGATCCTTTTCTTTATATGAAAATTTTGTATAATCAATATCTATATTTGCAATTCTCATTAATTCAAAAGTATATAATTTAGGAACATTTTTCAATTCTATCCATCTTTTTATTGTTCCTTGTGCGATATTTAATTCATCGGCAATATTTTTTATATTTTTTTCTTTTAAAATATTATGTAATATATTTAATAAATTATTATCATTTAAAGTCATTATTTCTATAATAATAATAATAATTATATCATTTTTTATTAAGATATGAATAAATATTTAGATATAATTGTTACACAAAATGCATGGAAAAAAATTTTTGAAATTTCAAAAACAAGTAATATTAATAATTTTTTATTATCAGCAAATAGTGGTGGCTGTAATGGTTTTAATTATGATTTTAAAACAATTGATTCAAATAAATATAAGGATATTATTAATAATAATAAATTTAAAACTACAATTATAAAAAAAAATAATAAAAATATATTAATTGATCCAAAATCTGAATATTTACTTTGTGGTACTAAAATTGATTATATTTTTGAAAATTATTCAAAAGGTTTATTTGAAAATAAATTTCTATTTATTCCTAATAAAAGTTTTGCTACTTCTTGTGGTTGTGGTACTTCATTTTCTATTAAGTAATTTTTTTGGTTTGTTTTTCTTTTTCTTTTTATACATATATGGTCTCTTAGGTGGTTCTTCTTCATCTTCATTTTCCAAATTATTGTTTATATTTTTAACAAAATTGAATTCTTCTACTAATATATTTTTTAATTTATTTAAACTTAATAATAATATTTCATCTTTTTTTATTTTTTTTATTATATTTTCTAAAATTTTAATTGCATATTCTTTTGTAATTTTAAACATTAATCTTTTTTTTTATTAAATTATCATTTTTTTAATAACCTCTTACTAATAATCTTTCATTATTAATTCCTATTGGATCATTCGAATTTATTGGAATATTTGCTGATAAACCTTTTTCATTTTGTTTCACTGCCCAATTATCAATACTATTTGAATTATTTGGAATACAATATAATGTTCCGCCAAATATTAATAAATATTCTTTTTTACATTCATTTTTATTTTGAATAATATATAAATTGGAAAATCTTTTATTATAATAAGTATTTATTAAATTAAACATCTATATAATAATTATATATAATTTTTATATATATATTTTAATAGAGCATATTTTAAATGATTTTAAATTTTAATACAAAAAAAATATTTAATATTTTCTTAATTAGTTTATTATTTATTACACTATTATTTTCGTGTATTATTATATTATCAAATAGTGATGATTTAAATAATAATATTAATAATTCTATTATTATAATATTATTATTCTTTATAATTATCAGTTTTTATCATATTATGTCTGCAAATATTAATAAAAGTTCTATTTTAAATAAATATGATAATGAAAAATTTATTAATTATGAAAATATTAATACTCAATTATATGATAATAATTACTATCTAAATTATAAAGATAATATTAAAACTAATATTTATAATCAAAATAGTTATAATTATAATAAAAAAAATACTTTAAGTAAATTAAAATCTGATACAGAATCTTATACAAAACCTAATACAGAACCTGATACAGAACCTGATATAGAAGTTGAAAATAACATTCAAAGCAATATAGAAATAGAAAATAATGATATAGAATTTAATAATAATAATAACATGGATATTAATTATGATAATGATAATAATAAAGTTGAATACAATATAAATAATGATGAAAATATTATTGACATTTATGATAATGATAATGATATAGATGAAGATTCCTTAAACTTATATGAATGATTTATTATATTATTATTAAATAGAGTAATTATATGTACGGATATCGTGATACACCAGAAATTTTAATAATACCATTGTTAACATATTATCTTATATTTTTTGTATTATTCTTTCTATTTACTTTATTCTCTACTAGTAAATTTACATTAATTAAATTACTATTTATAGCAATATTTGGATTAATTATTACAATACCTTTAACTATAATAACAAACTATTTTTCTAAAAATGCATATGTTACTTTTAAAGAGGAAGTTGAAGAGGGGGAGAAAATCAATAGAATTAATGGTATAGCTTCTGCAAAAAATACTATTAAACATAGATTAGGTCCTAATGCTAAAATTAAAATTATTGGCAATATGGTTATTGGAACAATTGATAATAATTTAAAAGAAGAATTTACCGATTTACAATCATCAGATGATGAATTTGCAAAACATTTACAATCATTTGATTGTGAATATGAAACATCTTATTGTGATCCGCCATTTATAAAAAAAGTATCCAAACAATTATTAAAATTATATCCTGATGGTATCGGTAATATTACTATTTTGGTAAAAGATATTAATACTGAATCTTGTAGTTTATTATTAACAGGTAGTCCAGATAAAAAATCTTGTAAAAAATTATTAGAAAAAGGAAAAAAAGACGGTCATTTTGAGCTTAAAGTACCAAAGCATTTGCTTTATGAACCAGATCCCGATGAACCACCAATTGTTTTTGAACCAGATCCCAATGAACCACCAATTGATTTTAACTTTGATGAGTTTCCAGGTGATGAGTTTCCAGGTGATGAGTTTCCAGGTGATGATGAGTTTCCCAATGATGAGTTTCCCGGTGATGAGTTTCCCGATGAACCATCAATTGATTTTGAACCAGATCCTGATGAACAACCAATAGATTTTGAACCAGATCCCGATGAAGTACCAATTGATTTTCAACCTTATCCGAATGCTGATGTAAAAAATATATTACATAAATTTGATCTTAATAATGACGGATTATTAACATATGATGAATACAAATATGTGGAATATTATATGAATAATACACCAGACCTTAATAGATTAAATAAACCAATTGTAAAATTATATGAATTAAATAGAATAAAAAGACTAAAAAATATTACAATTAAATTGGAAAAAGACATATCTAAATGCGAAATAGAAGGAAAGAGATGTTACGTTGAAAATAATAAAATAAATATAGATATTTTATATAATGAAATTATACTTCCTTGGATAATGAAAGATACAGAAGAACAAAAAATAATAAGAGATAGATATTTAGTTAAATTAAGTAAATTTATTGATATTAATTATAATAAAAAAATATTTAAAGATTCATTTATTATAGACCGTTCTTATACCCCTCTCCCTTCTCCTCCTGACTACTACGATCGCCCTCACCGCCCTCGCCTCCTGCACGACGATACAGATGCTGATGTGGCTGCAAAACTTTTGGCGGCGGCAGAGAGAGAGAGAGAAACGAGAATCATTGAAAATGAATTAAAAGAGGTTGATGAAGAAGTTGATGAAGAAGTTGATGAAGAAGTTGATGAAGAAGTTGATGAAGAAGTTGATGAAGAAGTTGATGAAGAACTATATGAGGAAGCAGATGAAGAAGAAATTGAATTTGAAGAAAATAGTGATAGCGATGAAGAAGAAGATTATAATTTTAATCCATTTGATATGAAAGGAATTAATAAAGAAGAATTAAAAAATATTTCATTACCACAAGATGTTAATACAACTGATCCTACACAATTAGATACAGAAAGTATGAAGAAAATATTAGAAGTTTTATGATAAAAATATATTGTTATTTTTTAAGATAATATTAAAAATGGAAGAAATAGTATTAATATTATTTGTAATATTACTAGTAGTTATATTAATTGGATTAATTATATATTCATTAATAACTGGAATAAAATATATAATAGATAGTATTAAATATTCAAAAAATGAAAGAAGAGCACAGGAATTAAATGATTTAGCAATTGCAGAAATGAAAAATAAATTAGAAATTTATGATAATATTGAAAATTTTAGTATAAAAGACTTAGCTAATAAATCAAATAAAAAAGCGATATCAAATATGCGAGAAGATTTAAATATATTTTTTTAATTATTTTTATTAATATTATTGAAATCAATAATTTTATCACATATTTTTAATGTTTCAATTCTATGTGATATAATCATTATAGTCATATTATAATTATAACTAATATTACTTAATATTGATAATAATTTTTTTTCATTTATAATATCCAATGCAGAAGAAGGTTCATCTAATAACAATATTTTAGGTTTTTTCATAATTGCTCTGCATATTGCAATTCTCTGTTTTTGCCCTCCTGATAATTTTTCATAAGTTTCATATAAATTATTTATATCAGGTATTAACTGTAAAATAATATTGTATAATTTAATATCATAATTGTTTAAATTAAAACCTAATATATTTTCATTAATTGTTCCTTCTAATAATTCTGGTTCTTGACCGACATATGTTATTATATTATCATAATAATGATTTCTATCAAAAGTTTCTATAGGTATATTATCAATTAGAATCGAACCACTGTATTTATTATAAAGTCTTAGTAATAATTTAAAAAACGTACTTTTACCAATACCAGAATATCCGCTAATACCTGTAACAGCAAATGGAGTAATATTTAAATTTAAATTTTGAAAAATTTTTTTATTATTAGGATAAGTGAATGACAAATTTTTAATTTTTATTGATGGAATGCATTCATTAATATCATTATATTTATAATTACCCCAATATATATTGTCAGATGTAGTATTAAATAATTCTTTTATTTTTTTTAAAGGCAGTTTATTTTTTACAAAATCTCTTTTAACAATAGTAAATTCTCTAATTATACTATTAATTTCATTTATATATAGTATAAATTCATAAATTAAATTATAATTTATGTTAAAATATACACCAATATATATTAAAATAATTTGGAGAGAATTATTTAAAGTATTTGTTACTAAAAAACTAATACCATAATAAAAAGCTTCTTTATTTTTATAAAAAATTAGTTTATTATATAAATTATCCATAATATTTTTGAAATTATTTTCTAATCCCATAGATCTATATGTTATTATTTTATTTACATAATCTGCTGTTATTTTTTTTTCTTCAATTTCAATATTATTAACATTATCAACACTTTTTTTATAAAAATGTGTTTCATAGCATTCTTCTATAATAAATTGAATTGATGATAAAATAAGTAATATTATATACATTGTAAATGATTTTTTTATTAAAATGTAAGAAACTACACATAATTGAACTGTATTGCGCACAGACATATTTAAAAATATAGTATAAAGATCGGCTACTTTTTTAGCATCTGATGTTAAAATATCAATGGTTTGTGTTTCATCTGTTTTATAAAAAAAATTTAAATTTTTACCAAACAATTCAAGTATGATATCTTTTTTTAACTTAGTTGCTATTAAATGTATATATTTTGTAAATATATATCCTCTTAAACCAGCAAAAATAGTTCCAGAAAATTTATATAATATGAAAGAATAAATTAATTTTTCTAAATTATCTTCATTTTTATTATCATTTAATAAAAATTTAACAACTTTTGTATATATAATAGGTGTATATGATAATATATATGATGATATACTACCGCTTATTAATCCATATAAAATAGGTAGTTTAGAATTTTTATAATATACTAAAATATCAAATTTATTATTAGTATTATTATATTTAATTAATGTATTATTTTGCATTTAATAATATTATTAAATTATTAAATTCTTAACTGATTTTAAAATTATAATTTCGATAAGTATAAATATTTATTAAATTTTTTATCTGATATTAATATTTTTTGATTATCTGGATGGATATCTTCATTTTCATAAATTTTTTTTTTAATTGTTTCTATATTATCACTTTCGTTCAGTTCATATATAATTGATTTACCGTTAGAATTTTTAAGAATAACGTGCATTACTTAATATTATTTTAGTATTATTATATTAAGTATAAAAATAATAAATATATTTTCACTTATATCCACCTCTTAATCTTAGAACTAAATGAAGAGTTGATTCTTTTTGAATATTATAATCTGCTAATGTTCTACCATCTTCTAATTGTTTACCTGCAAAAATCAATCTTTGTTGATCTGGTGGAATACCTTCTTTGTCTTGAATTTTACTTTTAACCATATCAATTGTATCACTGCTTTCTACTTCTAATGTAATTGTTTTACCCGTTAATGTTTTAACAAAAATTTGCATCTTATTAATATTAAATATATTTTATTTTTATATATAGATAATTTAGTAAGGTTTAAATCTTTTATAGTTTTCAATATAATTAGATAAACCATTTTTGCTTAACATATATCTAATCAATGTAGAAATTTGCGTATTAGAAATAGTAATATTAAAACTATTTAATTCCTTGTTGTCAATAAAAATATTCCATATTATTTTTTTATAGTTTTTTTTTAAAATTACAAACTATTTTTTTCAATAAATATTTATATTTAGAATTCATTATATATACTATTATTTTAAAGAAAATATTAAATATATAAAAAAAGTATTTTATTATATATAAAAAGTATGTTATTATATATAACAATAGTATATAATATGTTTAGAGCTCTTTTTGAATTTTTTTATGCTAATGTACTAAATGTTTGTTATGATATTAAAACAAATTCTTTATATGAAAAAGAAAATGAAATAACATTAGATAAATATAATTATAAGAAAAATGATGATATTAAAACGAAAATAAAGGATAATATAAATTATGATAATGATAATGATAATATAAATATATATGATAATATAAATATATTATTTAAAAATTATAATAATAATTTTGATAATTGCGATGAAAATGTAGATAATGCAAATAATAAAGAAAAAGATAATTACAATATCAATAATAATAATGATATGAATATCGACAATGATACTGATATGGATACTGATATATATGATATAATTTCGAATGAAGATATTAAAGAATATACATCTTAAATATATTAATATATAAAATAATTATAAAATATAATAATAAATAAAAAAAATAAATGATAAATGAAAAGTATATATATTTATATACTAGAAATATGTAATTATTTTAGTTATAATATTTATAGAAATAGAAAAAATGATTTAACAGAAAATTTTTTAAACAATGTAGAAAAGGATAAAGAAACAATTCAATATAGATTACTTGATTCAGAAATAAAAAATACGATGTCTGTTGAAGAATATATTGAAAAGGGAAAAATGAAAAATAATATGAATAATTATTATGAAATGAATGAATATATTAAAAATTTTATAAAAAAAGAAGAAAATGTATAATTAATTTTTATACATAACAGAACGTTTGCTATTAGAATAAACTTTATTATTAGTATTAGTAGAAGAATAATATTTACTTTTATTTATTTTTTTATTTTTTTTATTTTTTTTATTTTCATTATTTTTTTGAAAATAGCATAATATGTGTATATTAGATATATCTTTATTTCTTTTCCATTGTTTTTTTGGAGGATTATCCAATGATTCTTTTTTTCTTTTTTCTTGTCTTTCATATTCTCTTATATTAATATGTTTGATAACCATATCTTTTATTGGTGTAGTTTCTAATTTTGCATCAAAAAATATCATAAAATCATCAACAAATGTGCTATTTTTCTTTTTAGAAGAAGGCATATAAATGTCTCTTACTATATATATTTATTTTATTTAGATTTAGTACTAATTTTTTTAACTTCATTATTATTAAAATTTTCATTAGTATAATTATTATATTCAATAGTTGGATTATTTTTTAATTCTGGTAAATAATTAACTAAATAATGTAAACCATCTAATCCACTACAACTTTTTACATTATTATTGTTTGATTCATCATCATTTCTAATATTAATATTAGATTTAATTAAATCTTTTTTAATTTGTTTATATAAATTCATTGCAATTTCATTAATTTTTTTAATTAATATAGCTTCATCATTATTCCACACTCTAGCAATATTTTTTTTATATGTAAAAATAAGTGCTATAGCGGTACCCCATAATAATCCATATCTTTCTGTTTTATATTTTTTAGTATAATTATTAAGATATAATTGAAATGCTATATTAGAAATATTTTCTTCGCAAATAGTATTTAATATTCCCCATAAAAACCAAATACTATCATTATCGCTATTATTAAATTTATTTTCAAATTTTTTATTTTTTCTTGAAAAATAATCAAAAATATCTCTTAATTTATTTGCTTGATTATTAATATCATGGCTATCATTATCTATATCCAATTCTTCTATATTATTTAAAATATTTAAGATACCATAAATTATTAATTTTCCTAATTCATATGTTTCACTATCAACTGGTGGTAAAACATTTTCAAATTTATTTAAAATAAGATAACTTAATTCTACTTTATCAGAATTATTAGGAAATAAATTAATTATTTTTTCTCTTAATTTTTGTAAACTTAATAAACCAGATTTTGAAATTGGTTTTTTAATATATATATCACATACTATGCATAATTTAGTAACAAGTAAATAAATTTTTTTGATAACAATTTTATCATCATTTATATAAGCATATGTTTCTTCAATAACATCTATCCATAATCTAATATCATATATTGATATATATGTGCCTATATATGAACATATTGAAATAAAAGTATTTTCTATCAATTCTAAATTTTTATTACTATCTTCTAATATTAATTGTGTTACTAAATATAGACTTTGTTTAATTTCGCCTTTATATATAAAATTATATAATTCAGTATGATACATTTAATTATTTAAAATATAATTAATATTATTAGAGAAACACGTTACCAATTATCTTTTGATAAATCAATTATAAAATCATTAATTGAAGGAAATTTATAATTACTGTAATAATTTCTTAATGATAACATATGATTTTCATATTTTAAACCTTTTCTCCATGATATAAAGTTTTTTAATTTATTATTTTTAATTTGTTTTTGAAATTGTAATTTATCTTGATTTAAAATATATTTAGTTGCTTGTTTCATAATTTCTTTTCCAATAATATCAGACATATAATTATGTCTTAAAGTTATATACCATCTTGTTAAATGATCTTCTAATGGTAACATTGTTACTCCAATTATAATATTTTTATTTATATCATTTAATGAAGAAACTTTAGACCAACTAGTTAAAGGATATATTACTTCATTATAATTAACAGTTCTATCTTTTATTTTCATATCATAATTTATTGCTTTAATTGAATTTTTTGTAATATAGTCAAATGATATACCCAATTTATTAGAATTATTTAAATAAGTTTTATAATTTTCTGGTGCAATATTTGAACCAAATCCCAAACCATTATGTACGAATTCAGGATGATTTAAATCCAATGAATTATATATACAATAAGGTAATGATTCTGACATATCAATAGATAAATAAGTAGTAGTATAATTTCTATCATCAATATATGGTATAGTAGGTATATCTTCTTGAATTGGATTATAACTCCACCATATTTTACCATCGTGTATTTTAATTATTCCACATGCATCATCAATTGTATGTTTTATTCCATGATAAGGACAATATAAATTTCCATTACAAATACTGCCTGAGTCTAATTTGGATCCCATATGTTTACATGCATTTAATGTTGGTATTAAATAATTATTATCATTTTTCCATGCAACTAATGGTATCTCTCCTATATTAAATATAAATGGTTTATTCTTATTAAAACATTTGTCTAAATCATTTTCAAAACCTATACAATTCCAATATCTATATAATGGTTTATTAATTGCATTTTCAATATGCATATTTAAAAGAAAACCATCAATATAAGAAATATAATAAGTATATATTAATATTAAACTTTTAATCATATTAAATTATTTTTATATATTTAATCTTTATGTATAAAAAAAAATTATTCTTCTAGAATATTTGTTACACCTATTTTTTCTTCATATGTATTATTTTTTTTGATAGTTGTTTTGGAATCACCTAAAAATTTCCTTTTTATTGGATAATATTGTATTTTTAAATCTAATTCTTTAGCAACATCAACTTCTTCTAAGGTTATAGAATTTCCTCCTAATATAAATATTTTTTCAATTTTTTGTATTTTATTTAAATCAAACCATAATTTTGTTAGTCCTAATGGTTTTCTACTGTTATTATTAACACCTCTTTTTTTAGAAGTTTTTACTTGAATTTTTAATATTTTTGATATAAAATCTTCTGGTATATCACTATTATTTATATCATCCAATGTTAACATAATTATTTCAATATCATTTCGTTTTTTTTTAATTTCTGAAACAATATAATCAATATCTGGTTTTTCTTTATTTGGTAATTCACCAAAATAATAAATAATACTATTTTTTTCTAAATCTTTTGATATATTTTTAATATGATTATTTAATTCTGTTAAACTACTATACTGATCTTTTTTATCAAAACCAAAAAACATATATATTATTTTATTTTTAATATATTTTTTTAAAGTTTTTAATTCTAATTCTTCCATTTTATATTTTTATATTATATAATTAATAATTAGTAATTCACGCATTATATATTTCTATTATATGTTTATCAATGTAATCCTTATATTTTAATAAATTTTTATAACATTTTACAATAGTTACTTCAGATACACTACATACTTCAGAAAATTGTTTTTTTGTAAATTTTAAATCGTTTTCTTGTGAATAATAATATAATATTCCTGCGGCCGATGAAGTGGGTGAATTATCAGTTAATATTTCTTTAGATTCTAAAAAATCTATTAATTTTTTACAATTTTCTATATCAATTAATTTCATACTTAAACGACTACCAAATCTTGAAATAAAATCTTTTGGATTAGATGATATTACATTAATTTGTAATAATTGTTGAAATCTTGCATTTCCTTTATTTAATATAACATGAGATATGCCAAACATTTTTGAAATTTCTTTTGAACTTCTTGGTATATTATTAATTAAACAAGAATGATATATACATGATGCAATAAGACCTTCTTTATTGTCTCCTCTTGATATTTTTTTTTCTGAAGTTTTTTTATAGAAAATTTTTGCATCATCTATTACTTTTTGCGGTATACCATTATTTGCTGTCGCTTTTTCTAATTTATCAAATATATTACATAAAGTTCTTTCATCATATGGCATTGCATTCCACATTTGATACATTCTAATTCTTTTCATATCTAAATTATTAGATTTCGTTCCACCTATTACAGAACCCATCGATGATTTTGGTAATAAATTGTTAATTGGCATACCGCATCTTGAAGGATCACCGTCTCTATTATCTTCAGAACCATAATATCTCCATTCTGCTGTATTATCAATTGTCTTATCAATAATTGCATTACAATTACTACAAACATTCATTGAATCAATTTCTAATATAGTATTAGAACCACAAATACATATACTTTTTTCTTTTGTATCTTCATCTGAAAATTCTTTTTTTAAAGAATCATATATATCCCATAAATCAAAAGTATCGTTTTCTTCACTCATTAAATGATTATAAATTATGGATAATGATAAATATTAATCATTTTTTAAATAAAAAAAAGTACATTTCTTAAAAAATTTAAAAATTTTAAAAACCTTTTATAAAAATTTAAAAAAATAAAGAAATGTACTTTTTTATCCTGTTCATGTTTGTTTACTCTCAGCCGATAAGAATTGAAGGTGCTTTTCTACAAATGAATCTTGCACGATGACGACATTCGCAATTACAATATATATTACCGGTTACTGGATTTGTATTACTTGTTGCTGGATTTAAACCCTTATTTGGATTCGTTTCAATCCATTTAGTAAATATTTTCGGTTTTAAAATTTGATGTCTTTCACAACAATTACAGTTTGCAAGTAAATTAAGATTATCTTGTAGTGAAATATAGGGATTAATAACGGGAAATATATCAGACGAATAATTATTCATTATATGATAATGAATAATAATAAATTTATCATTTTTTTTTAGTTTTGTATTATTTTTTTTCTTTTAAAGTTTTTAATTCTTCTAATAATGGGATTAAAACTTCAACTGTTTGTTTCATACCTTTATGTAATGCCAATTCTGTTAATAAATCTAATAAAAATATTATAAATATACCAATTAATATAAATATACCAATATTAATAATATTTTTATAGAAATTATTAATAGGATCCTTTTTTTTTAAAATTTCTGGACTATATTCTTCCAAAACTCTTGATCTATTATTTCTAAATTTTTCTCTTTGTTTTTTCATTGTTCTAAATTCTTCAATTACCGGTTCATTTGTTATATCATCAAATATATCATTTTTATTTTCATCAATTTTAATTATTGTATCATCATTATTTTTATTTATAATATAATCTTCATTATCTGTATCATTATCACTATCATGATTTTCTTCTATATATTTTTTTTTAGTTCTAGATTTATAGAGAGTTTTTAATTTTTTTTTAGGCATTAAAATATACTCATCTGGATTATATTTTAATGGTTCTTGAGTTTTCAAATTATATTTTTTTCTCATTAATTCATTTTTTACTTCATTTTCACATGGATCATTATATTCATAATCAATACTATTAAAATCATTTATATTTAAGTAATTATCCAAATCTTCATCATAATATGGTTCTATTTCTTTAATATCTTCTAATTTAATTTTATTATAATTATCATATATATTAACACTATGTTTGTTATTGCTAGAAGGGGCAACATTTAAAGTAGTATTTATATTTTTTTCATTTAATTGATTTATTTTTCTATCTTTTAAAAAAACTTGATATGCATTATTATAATTTTTCATTACTTTATCAGAAATTGGTAATTTATAATGAGGTGGTTGTAATGGTTCGCAATTTTCATTAAATTCTTTTTTATATTCTTCTATTTTATAATTTGATACATCATTTTCATTTTCATATTCATGTTCATTATCATACTCAATTTCATTTTTATTTTTTTTTTTCTTTTTTTTTGTTAAT